CGCGCAGCCGCGACCGCTGCCCAAGCACCTGAAACTCGAACGCCTGCCCGTGGTATGGGCGCACGGCGACGTGGCGGCTGCCGCACAACGCCGCGGGACTTCGCCCCAGCCGTGCCATAACCGGCACTGGCTGCGCAGTGTGGGCGGCGGCGGTCGCGGAAAGGGGCGGCTATGACGCGCGAGGACCGCAAGCGTTTCGTCCTGTCCGAAATCCGCCGCGAGCATGCGATGCCATGAGCGAACAGAAATCACTGCTCGGCGTGCAATCCCTCGTCAAGTTTCCCGAAGGCAGCGCGATCCTGGTCCAAGGCCAAGCCAACTTCGACGCTGCCGCGCGCATGTTCCCACAGAACCCCGTGCTGGGCTGGGAAGGCGGCACGTATGACCTCAAGGACTATTTTCTCGGCCATTTGGCCACGCGCAACAGCATCGTGTGGGCCGCCAACCCGTTGCCGCAGGTGGTGCGCCACCTGATCGAATCACTACCGTGGCGCGAGGATTGGGACGCTACGCGCGTCAAGGTCGTGGCACCAGAGAGCATGGCCGAGTGTTGGTCGCCGGCCGAGGCCGAAGCCAAGGGTTTGAAACGGCACTGGCTGATGAAGCACCTGCGGCCCGTAGCGCCCCGCGCGCCGGAGCCTGCTGTGGGGCAGCCGCAAGACGCGCGCGAGGCGCCTGCGATCAACGGGGCGGCTTCCGCGACGGTTACGCCGATCACCGAGGCGCGCACGCGGCGGCAGGAGAAGCCGGCGCCGTCGGCAGACCACGATTACAGCCCGCTGTCGGACGATTCGCTGGCCAAAGCGTTTACCGCGTCGCACCCCAACCTGCGCTATGTCGCGCGCTGGGGCAAGTGGCTGCAATGGTGCGACGCAGCAGGCTGGCAGGAAGATTCGACGCTGCAGGTGTTCGACATGGCGCGCCAGTTGTGCGCGGAGCAGGCACAGGCGCACCAAGGCGCCGCGACGCCATCGGCCATCGTGCGCTGCAAATCCGCCGGCGCCCGTGCCGCGGTCGAGAACCTGGCGCGTTCGGATCGCGTGCATGCGGCATCGGCCGAGCAGTGGGACGCCAATCCGTTGCTGCTCAACACGCCCGGCGGCGCGGTGGACCTGACCAATGGCGCGATACGGCCGGTGCGGCTGGACGACTATTGCCTCAAGCGCACCGAAGCCACACCCATCGGCGAATGCCCGACGTTCACCGAATTCCTGCGCTACGGAACCGACGGCGACACGGAGCTGCAAGGCTTCCTCGCACGCTGGTTCGGCATGAACATGACGGGCCTCACGCGCGAACAAAAGTTCGTGTTCATCCACGGCCGTGGCGGCGCCGGCAAAGGAACTCTGCTCAATACGATGGCGCGCATCATGGGGACGTATGCGCGCAAAATCGCCATGGAATCGCTGACCGAACAGGTACGCACGGCCGGCGGGTCGTCCCATGCCGAAGACCTGGTGCGCCTTGCCGGCGCGCGGTTGGGCTATGCCGCCGAGACACAGCAAGGCAAACGCTGGAACGAGGCGCGCATCAAGGAACTGACCGGCGAGGACACCATCACAGCCCGCGCCCCCTATGCGCCGGCGTCGATTGAGTTCCTGCCGCAGTTGAAACTGACCATCATGGGCAACCATCCGCCGGGCCTGCGCAGCGTGGGCAACGAAATGCGGCGGCGCCTGCTGATCGTGCCCTTCGACCACCTGCCACCCGTGCCGGACATGCACCTATCGGAGAAGCTGTGGGCCGAGCGCGACGGGATTGCGTTCTGGATGCTGTGCGGGGCGATCGACTGGCAATCGCATGGCCTCAATCCGCCCGCGTCAGTACTCAAGGCATCGGCAGCCTATTTCGACAACCAGGACATGACCGGGCAATGGATTGCCGATTGTTGCGAAACCGGTGCGGCGCCGCCGTGCGAGTCCACCATCCGCACGCTGTACACCAGTTATCGAAGCTACGTCGAGCCGACCGGATACCAGCCGTTGCGGCAAGGCGAACTGCGCGATGAGCTGCACTCGCGCGGGTTCGCCAAGGGCGGCTATGAGAAGGCGCCGACGATCAAGGGTATCCGCACCAAGGTCGATACCTCGCACGCGGACACACGCTATCCCGACGCCTGACCCTGCAGACTCGCATTGAGCAGCGCCGACGCAATCGCCTGCTCGTGCGTCATGCCGGTACGCTCGCACAACGCGCGCAATACGGCGTCGGTTTGCGGCGTAAACCAAACGCTGCGACACACGTCGCCGCGTTCCCTGCGGCGTGCGTAGCGTGCGCGGAAGCGGTTGGGCTTTGTCGTCGTCACTGGTCTGCCATATACAGATATTCGCAACCGGGCGACTTCATGTCGATGAGGATTTCCAGCGCCATTTCGGCAGCCACACACAAGACCTCATCACGGTTGACGGCGGCGTAGGCGGCGTCGGCGGCGGCGTCGGCGGCGTAGGCGGCGGCGTCGGCGTCGTCGGCGGCGGCGTCGGCGGCGGCGTCGGCGGCGTAGGCGGCGGCGACGGCGGCGGCGACGGCGGCGGCGGCGTCGGCGTAGGCGGCGTAGGCGGCGGCGTCGGCGGCGGCGGCTTTTCTTGCCACGTCGCGTGCTGCGATTGCTGCCGCGCACGTTCCTTCCTGCTCGCAACGCAATGCCGCATCATTGAGAGCGTCTGCATGCGCCGGATTGCGCGATGCGGCAGCACGCAGCGCAATCGGAACAATGCGCCGGATAAGCGTCTCGACCAGTCGGTGCCGAAACTCGTTCTGATCCAGCGTATCGCTACCAATTTGTGCAATGCCAAGGCGCAGCATGCCTTTTGCGCGTGCCGCATTGGATGACCAGCGCGCGTCATTCAGGCGGATTTTGTAGGCGCGCACGGCAGCGCCGACGCAGCCGGGATCGTCGCCATGCGGCAGGCCCAGCGCGCAGCACCACGCGGCCTCTATGCACATCTTGCCGGGTTCCTGCACGCCAAGGCCGGAAACAAGGCCGTGTCCAAGCAGGTCGACGAACTTTTCATAGTGCGATTTTTCAACACGGATTACAGACATAACATTTACCCCTTCGGTTGTTGGTGGTGAATCAGGCAAATGGCATCGACTGCCATTGCATATCCTTGTCCAGGAAGAACGGCGGATAGCGCAGCGTGCCGGCGCGCGTGTAGACCGAGACAATGACGCGACCGCCGATGCAGTGATAGAGGTGGACTCTTGTGGTCACGGCATCGACTCCAGGCAGGCGCGCGCGAGGATCGCGAACGCGAACGTAATCCAGAACACCAGTAGCCACGTCAATCGGCGCGAGGCGGTCATGACCGCACCGGAGGAAAGTTGCGCGCCATGAATCGGCGATAGCGCACATGCAACGCCAGGAGATCGCGCGCCAGCTGCACTGTGCGCGTGCGATGGCCAGGCAATGTGCGAATAAGGAATCCGCACAGATTGGTTTCGGCCGCAATCTGCCAGGTTTTGCATTGTGCAACGTAGACCGGACGTTTTAGCCATTGGTCGAAGGTCATGGCGCTACCTCCAAAGTCGGCCAGTGTGCCGGACGTGCGTCCGCTACGTGCGCATCGTGCCAGCGTCCAATCACAGCAACCGCGCGTTCGACCGCATAGGATGCGTCATGGATATCCTTGGCAAAGCGTGCCGGAATAACCAGGGCCTTCACGGCATCAATGCGCGGCATCAATCGCGCGGGAATGTTCATGCGCTTGAATTCCTCGCGCGTGCTGCCGGCGATGTCGTTGCGCGTCCAGTTCAACTCGTCAATCGTCCTGCGAATTTCAGCAATGTTCATGACAATTACCCCTCTCAGTTGTGGCCAGCGCGTGGCCAGTTCAGCACCTAACCGTGCCGCCGCGGCGTCCGCTGTGCGCAGGCGCCGGGACAGTCTTAGGCTAAAGAATCCCTGCTAAGTCGAAGCGAACGCAGAGCCGTTCGTCCCTGTCATCCAGCGACATGCGGTCGCGCTTGCGCCGAATGGACGTCACTTCCGCGTTTACCTCGACGTCCGTCGGCTGGCGCGTCAGGCCGTAGTGCTCGCGCACGATGCTACGCGCCGTCTCGAAACGCTGCGTTGTGTCGTTGCGCGCGGTCATGAGTACGTCTCCGCTTCGGCGCGCGTGATGAAAAAGTGGATGCCATGGCTGCATTCTCTCGTGAAGTCCTCGTCCCATCTGTCAGCCTTGACGGTTTCGCCTACGCGGTATTCAGTTTTCGGCCCGTGATTGTTGGTGACGCCAAACTCTGCGCCTATGACTTCCAACACCTCCACAAACGCCGCGCGGCACTTGCGCCCGAACGCGTGACTGCGCGGTGCCGCTTCTGGTATGCGAAGCTTGACAATTACCCCATTGCGGCATTTCTTCCAGCCGATTAGCGCACCTTCCGGCAGGATGCGAGTCATCGCAACAGCCATTTCAGAGTTCTTGGCGTAGCTCAGGTCGGCGTAGCTCAGGTCGGCGTAGCTCAGGTTGGCGGAGCGCAGGTTGGCGTAGCGCAGGTTGGCGTAGCGCAGGTTGGCGTAGCTCAGGTTGGCGGAGCGCAGGTTGGCGTAGTGCAGGTCGGCGTAGCTCAGGTTGGTGGAGCGCAGGTCGGCGTAGCTCAGGTCGGCGTAGCTCAGGTTGGCGTAGCGCAGCGAAACGGATGATTTCAGCGCGGCCAACACGCAATCGCGCATCGACTCAAACTGGCCTTCAAACAGGACTGCGCCATTGTCCCAACGCTTGATCTGCATAAGCACGGCGATCATTTCGCCACCTGCTGCGAATACTGCTCACGCGCTGCGCGATAGCCCGCCAGCCACGCGTGCATGCGCTCGTACAGATCCGATGCGGTGCCGCGGGTCAGGATGATGCACTCGCCACCCTGCGCGTTGCTGATACACGACAACGCGTATCCACCATACGCCGCGTCGATCGTGTAGTGACCCACACTGATTGCGCTGCGCGTTGTACCGGACGGCTTGCCATCGGCCCAGTACGACATCGGGGAGCCGGTTTCTCGATTGAACTGATCGGCCAAAGCCTGCAAGTTTTTGATCGTGATGCGTGACATGTTTCATACCCTCTTGGTTATCGACACCTAACCGTGCCGCCACGACACCCGCTTGGGCAGGTGTCGGGACAGTCTTAGGCGGTCTGCAATTCCATCGCGTCGCCATCAAGCAGCGTGCGCAATGCGACAGACGCATCATTTTCAGCCCCGAATCCAATCAGTAAATCCACATTGCGACCGCGCAAGGTTCCAACGTGCGGAATGCCGTCGATTGTAAATGTGACCGTTTCGCGTCCGCCGTCGATTGGCCCATAGGCCACGCTTCCTATGCGCGACCGCATGTCCGCGCATGACTGGCTAGCGGCATTGATCATTTCGGCCACCAGGTCGCCGCTCATGCACCTTCCCCTTGTGGCGCGGACTGCTGCAGGGCGGCGCGGGCCAGCTCTTGCAACTTGTGCGCGCAGTACGGCGACCACGGCTCAGCAGCGATTGCCTCAAGCGCCGCGCGAAGCATCGCGTTCTGCGCGCGCAGGGTGGGAACGCTGGCAATCGCTTGCGCCTCTTCCTCCGACGAGAACCAACCGACAACGCGCTCGCCATCGTAGACTGTCCACCATTCGTCAAACCCTTCATCATCTGGCCCAGTGTCGTTGTCGTACTCGACGCGCCACAACCCCGGCGTCCGCTGCGTTGTGTCGTTGCGCGCGGTCATGGCGTCACCTCGTATAACTTGCAGAATTTGCATGGCGAGATTCGGACCGCCGTTGCCGTCGATATCTTCACGGCCATCGCACAGCCATTCAATTTCGTCCAGCGCATTGCAGGCGCGAACGATGAATTCGGCGTTAGCGGTAGCTTCCGATGCCTTGTTCGGATACTCGACGTGCCCAACCTCTCCCCATTGAGCCTCCGTGATGCACGTACCATTGGCGGCATAGACCGAATTGCCGACTCTGTGCCACGGACACGGGCTCTGCGCGGTCATGGCGTCACCTCGCGGACAATGAACGGCTTGAACTGGCGCAGCGTTTCATCCGCGTTGCAACGTTCGGCCACGCGTGCAGCCATGTCGGCATACAGGTACGAACCCCATAACTGCAGGTGCGGCGTAGTGGACTGGTGCCGAACCTCGTACACCTTGCGTGGCGAATTCTCGCGTTTGGCGCGGCTCATGACCGCACCACCTGCGCAGTCAGCGGGAATGGCTTGCGGTGGGCGCGCTCGTAATGTGCGGCGCAGCATTGCCCAACGCGAGGCGCGGCAGCAATAGCGCGGTTGCCGCAGTTCGCATAGCCGCAAGTCTCGCGACCCATCCACGACCAACCTTTCAGACGACCGTGATAGCAATGGCGACACTGACCGCGCGCGATACCGTTGCGCATGTCTTGTTCGGTGCCGCAGCATTCGCACGTTGTCGTTGTCCATGTGAAGGACGCGCTCATGACCGCACCGCCTGCGCCTGCTGCGCTGCCTCAAGCGTGCGCAAGGCGATGATGCGGTTGGCCAGATTGCGCAGCGCAACGCGATCCTGAAACGCGTCAACCGGCTGGAATCGCTCCGACAACGTGGCAATCCTCATCCCTCTTTCGGCCAACTCAGCACACCGCGCGTCGATTGAAAGGGTAGCTGAATTCATGGCGTCACCTCGCGCTGGCGGAAAATCTGCGGACGCGATGCGATGAAATCCAGCACCTCACGTTCGGTTGCGAACGGTTGCCGGCCCAGCCCGACTGTTCCGGTCACATTGTCGCGCACTGTGTAGCCGCGCTCGACAATGGACCAGTTCGCCTTATCCGACTCCGACATGTAAGGCGCCGATCCGTAGCACGATGCCGTAGCCATCGTGACCGAGTTCAGCCAGTAGCGAGATTTAACAACTTCGTAACGTTTCATGGTGAGTTATACCCTCTGTCATCCGGTCCTAACCGACCGTTGTGTGACAATAGCACATTGTAGCAATAACACAAGTAGCAATAGCACGCTGGCAGACGAACGGTAGTAAATCAGGCGACAAACGGTAGTTTTGGGACTTTTTGAGAATACATCGAGATAGCGTCACATGTACGAGCGCGCGTGATGTAATACGTATAGTCACGCTTGCCTAATATATACGGCTTATATAGGCAAAATCACAAAATACCCAAAAGCCCAATTGTTAAGGATTTGATGAGCTACCTGGCGACCTTTGCGTGCCTCTTGACAACGCGCGCGCGGCGCACGACGATGCGAGGCATGTTCGACGCAGCCACAGCAGAGCGAGCGCTAGAGCGCATCAGCGCTGGAGAAAGCTTGCGCCAGGTTGCAGCGAATCTCGGTCTGAGCTCAGAGACGCGCATACGCGAATGGGCTGAAAGCTCTCCCGAAAATGCGGCGCAGTACGCGCGCGCGATGGAGTTCAGGGCCGACGTTCACGCCGATAAGATCGAATCGGTTGCTGCTGAACTGCTGGATGGCACGCGTACCGACGCACAAGCTGCACGCACGGCGATTGATGCGCTCAAATGGACGGCTAGCAAGTTGCGGCCCAAACGCTACGGCGACCGCATCGCCGTTGACGCCGACCTGCGCCTGCATGTGACCATCGACGACCCCACCCTGCGCGCCACTGCGACGCTGCTGACGCCGGAATTGCCCAAGCCGTGAACCAGCCGCAGAGGCGCTACGCGAGCCTTAGCGCACGTCGCGGGCGCGAGGCATACATACAGTTGCGCATACAGCTGCATCGCTTGAGAGCGCTGCATATCGAACCACGCGCGATCTGGGTCAACCAGGCCACCGCCGATGACATGCGCGCGCTGTGGATTGAAGTGACGACGGCCGAAGGCAAGCTGCTGCCACAGTACGATGGCAGCCTGCCGTCGGTTGCTGGTGTGAGCGTGCGCCAGGGCATGACAGGCGGGCATGACTACGTGTTCGAGTATTTCGACACGGCTGCCGAAGCGTACCAGGCGCGTGACATCATGGATAAGGTGTTCAAGGTGCAGGATAATCCGCTGGATGGGACCCATTGACGCAAGCGTGACCGAAAGGGGAGGGTATACCCCGGTTTTGGCGTGATGTGGTTTGGTGGGATTTGATGAGACTCTACGACCGCGCTTCCTGATTTTTTTTTGCACTTTCCCGACAACTTATGCTGCGTCGCATCAAATGCCTGAATCGTTGAAACTCGATCGTGACATCGTTCTGGCCGCTGGTATCAGCGAGACTGGCGTGCCTTACGTGGCGGCGACGATGCAGTGGGAGGGTCAGCCGTACTTCACGGCGTTCGAGATACCGAAGTGGATCGTGCTGTGCATGAATGATGCGGCGAAGCGGTGTCGTGTGCAGCAGGGGCGTCGTGGCGAAGATTGAACTGCTGAGCGGCTGGAAGTGCAGGCCTCGGCAGGATCGGCTTTGGCACTACCTGAACAATGGCGGCAAGCGTGCTGCAGTGGTGTGGCATCGGCGCTATGGCAAGGATGATGTGGCGCTGCGCTGGGCGGCGGTGAGCATGATGCGCCGGCCGGCGAGTTACTGGCACATGTTGCCGATGAAGGACCAGGCGCGAACGGCGATCTGGGACGCGGTCAACCCGCACACGGGCAAGCGTCGTATCGACGAGGCGTTCCACGACAAACTGTTCGAGAAGCGCGATACGGACATGCTGATTCGATGCCGCGCCAATGATGCGACGTGGCAGGTCAAGGGAAGCGACAATTACGGTGCCGGCATTGGTAGTAGCCCTGCCGGAATCGTCTTCTCCGAATACAGCCGTGCCGACCCGAATGCATGGGCCTTCCTGCGGCCGATCCTAAAGGAAAACAACGGTTGGGCGTTGTTCATCAGCACGCCGTTCGGGCACAACCATTTCGAGAACATGTATCGCTACGCGATCAGCGAGGCGGGGGTACAGGACGGATGGTTTGGCGAGTTGCTGACGGTCGAGGACACGGGGCTGTTCACGAAGGAACAGATTGCGCAGGAGTTGCGCGAACTGGCTGCAGAACGCGGAAGCCTCGACGAAGCGCAAAGTGTGATCGACCAGGAATACTACTGCAGTTTCGATGCGGCCATTCCGGGCGCGATCTATAGCCGCATCCTGGCCGACATGGAAGCGATGGACCCGCCGCGCATCGCGCCCTGTCCGCATGATCCGGGGTTCGATGTGGAGTGCTGGAGTGACCTGGGCGCCACCGAAGGCAATGACATGGCGGTCATCTTCACGCAGAAGGTGGGCCGCGAGACGCGCATCATCGACTGCGATAGTGATGTGGGCGTGGGTATCGACTGGCTGGCCGAAAAACTGAACCAGCGCGCGCGCGATCGCAAGTTCGTCTACGCCCCGACGCCGATGATCTTCCCACACGATGCCGCTCACCCGCAGGCCAGCAACCGCGGTGCGGCGAGCTTTGCGCAGAAGTTCGCGCAGGACTACCACTACCGCAGTCGTGTCAACCCGGTGACGCACTCCATTGCGTGGTCGATCGACCAGACCAAGCATTTCCTGAAAACCTGCATCATCGACACGACGCACTGCGGACCGCTGCTGGCGGCGATGCGCAACTACCATCGCAAGTGGGACCCGGTCAGGCGCACCTACAGCGACAAGCCGGTGCATGACTGGTCAAGCAATTTCTGCGATGCGATGCGCACGGGCAGCGAAAGCAGGCAGCGCGACCATGCTGGACAGGCGCGCAGGACGCGCGTACCGTATGCCGCGCTGGGGCTGATGACGCCCAGCATGCGCAATGACAACATGGCCGTCGACTACGACGACCCGCTGGGGAGATAGTTTCACGTGGAACAGGAGACGTAGATGGGCGGTCTGTTCGGAGGTCCAAAGGTTCCTGCCATGCCGGCCGCTCCAGCGCCGCCGCCAGCCCCACCGACACTGGACCAAGCGGCGATGAACCAGCAGCAGGATGAATTGATCCGCAGCCGCCGCGGTGCTGCCGCGAGCGTGCTGGCCGGTCAAAGTCCTGCCGCACCGACTACCGGTACGCCGCGCCTGCTCGGTGGCTAAGGCGCGCGCCAAGCCGTACCTGACGACCGACAGCCGTGTCGAGGACGCGATTGCGCTGCAGAGCCAGATGTACAGCGCGCGCGGCAATTTCAATACGATGTGGCAGGCAGTCAGCGAGCGCGTGCTGCCGAACTACTCCGACTTCATCATGCAGTGGGCCGAAGGCCAGCGTCGCACGAACAAGGTATTCGACTCGACCGCCCCGCTGGCGCTGGAGCATTTTTGCTCGGCGATGGAGTCGATGCTGTGCCCGCAATCCACACGCTACCAGCGCCTGCGCCCGGTCGACCCGCGCCTGCAGCGCGACCTTGAAATCATGCAATACATGGACATGATGACCGATGTCCTCTTTCGAGCACGCTATGCGCCGACTGCCAATTTCCAAAGTCAGATCCATGAGTCGTTTGCTCAAACGGGGGCGTTTGGCAACGGTCCTCTGCTCGTCGATGACGTCCCTGGATTCGGATTGCGTTATCGTGCAATGCACCTTGCCGAAACGTTTGGCATGGAGAACTCTGCGGGGGTTATCGATCGTGTCCACAGGGAATACCAACTTACTGCAAAGGCTGCAGTAGACGCCGAAACCCGTGGCATCTTTGATCCCGGCAGTCTTCCCGAAGGCATCCGCGACTGCAACGACCCGACGCAGAAGTTCACGTTTCTGCATTGCATCTATCCTGACCCCGACTACAACGCGAAAAGTCGTCTGGGCAAGGCGTTCAAGTCGCTGCAGATTTGCAAGGAGGAACGCTGCCTGCTCAAGGAGCGTGGCTACACGACGCAGCCGATCCTGTTCCCGCGCTACCGCGTGAGTCCCAAGGAAACCTATGGCCGCGGTCCTGGTTGCGACGTGCTGCCGGAAATCCTGATGCTGAACGAGGCGGCCAAACTTTACATCCGCCAGGCGCAGCGCGCCATTGCTCCGCCGATCCTTCTGGCCGACGATGGCAGCCTGCAGGCGTTCGATGTGCGCAGCAATGCGTTCAACTACGGCATGCTCAGCCCCGATGGCAAGCCGCTGGCGGTGCCGTTCATGACCGGCGGAAATTTCGAGGTCGGGCAGGATTTCTTAAAACGTGTGGGCGACATCGTCAACCGCGCGTTTCTCGTCGACATCTTCTCGATCTTGACCGACCGCCAGCCCGGCGTGACGGCGACCGAAACGCTGCAACGCGCGCAAGAGAAGGGTCAGTTGCTCGCGCCCATGATCGGGCGGCAGCAAAGCGAACTGTTCGGCCCTCTGACCACGCGGGAGGTCGACATCCTGTTCCGTTCGAACCAATTCCCGCCGCCGCCGAAGAAGATTCGTGACTTGGGTGCGCTGGAGTGGGAGGTGGTGTACGAGTCGGAAATCCAGGTCACGCAGCGCAAGACCAAGGCGCTGTCGATCGCGGCGACGATCCAGCAGGTCGATCCGCTGATGCAGATCGACCCATCCGTGGCGCAGGTGTTCAATTCCAAGCGCATGGCCAACATCATCGGCGATGCCAATGGCGCCCCGGCGGCGATCTTTAACACGCCAGAGGAGATGCAGGCCAAGGAGGAAGCCGCGATCCAGCAGCAGCAGTTGACCAACATGGCACAACTGGCCGGTCCTGCGAGCCAGGCGATCAAGAACCTGTCCGATGCGCAGCGCGCGGGCGGGTCGACGGTGCCGGGTAACTTGCCGCAATGACGAAAGGCCGTGCGCCGACTGCCGCGAAGGCATGGCGGCAACTGCTTTGCGACCCGCGTGGCAACCTGACTGAAGCCGGTCGCCTTGTCATGGCGGACTTGGCAAAATACTGTCGCGCGCACGATCCGCCGACGCGCATGGACGCCGCGGGCAAGGTCGACGCGTTGGCGACGATGGAGGTGGTGGGCCAGCATAAGTTGCTTGGCCGCATCCGCTCCCTCTTGGCGCTGGATGAAAACGTTGCAACGAGACTGGCCTTGATGCCATGGCCACAGGACACTGACGAGGAACCGCAATGACTGACACACAAAGCGCCGCTGCTGCCGCATTGGCTGGCGATACTGCACCCACCCCAACTCCAACACCCGCCCAGACGCCGGGAGGCGTGAAGGCTGCCGTCGACCCTGCCGCAACACCGGCTGCCACTTGGCAGGCGCCGGACTGGGCCAAGGATTTGCCGACCGAGGACTTGGGGTATCTGGAGAAGAAGAAATTCGATGACCCCAAGAATCTGCTGAAATCCTACCGCGAGCTGGAGCGCACGTTGTCGGACGATCGCGTGGCGATTCCAAAGGACTGGAACGACCCGGCTCAGGTCGACAAGTTTTTCAGCAAGGTTGGGCGCCCCGACTCGGCGGACAAGTACGTGGCGCCCAAGGACGCCGATCCTGCCTTGTTCAAGGCGCTCGCGCCGGGCCTGCATGAAGCCGGGCTGACGCAGGCGCAGGTGGAAAAGGCTGCTGCCGCCTACAACAAGGCCGCGCAGGAGCAGATGTCGCAGCAATTGACCAAGTGGATTGGCGACGAGAACGCGGCGCAGGCGAAGTTGGAGCGCGAGTGGGGCCAGAACACGCCGGCCGAAGTCGAACACAACCGCCGCGCGATGCGCGCGATCGGGATGAGCGTGGACGAAGCACAGGCGGCAATGCGCGCGAGCGGCGCAGAAAAATTCCTGCGCCTGCTCAACATGGCCGGGCATCTGATTGCGGAGGACAATTCGGGCGACATCGCCAGCGAGCAGACTCTGGGCTTCGGCATGACGGCCAATCGCGCGTCGGCGGAACTGGCCGAACTGCGCAACAACAAGGACTTCATGGCGCGTGTGCATGGCGGCGACGCGACCGCCAAGGCCAAGTACAACCGCCTGATTGCCTCGACCGCGGATGCCGGGTTGGTGCGCAACACGATCAAGTCGAATTTCAGGAAGATGCCGGAGACTTGACAAACACAAACGGCGGGGCGCACCATGCGCTCCGTCGATCGGCGAGCCGCGCAATGCGGGAACTTGACCGGACGGCAAGAGGCCGGTAATCCGCTTGGACCGGCACAAGGCAACACCGTAAGACCGCCCTCGTGCGGCAATCCCCTTGTGTCCCCTTTCGCGGAGAAAATACCGTGTCCAACAGCACACTGACTGCTGCAATCACCAAGTTCACCGATAACGTCGAATTCCTCGTCCAGCAGATGCCCGCGCGTTTGTGGGAGCAGTCCGAGATTCGCGGCGAGGAAGGCACCGGTGCGGTCGCGGTCGAGCAGTTCGGCTACGTCAGCATGTCGCAGGTGACCGGGCGGCTGCAGCAGATCGCCTTCACCGACACGCCGCAGAACCGCCGCTGGGTCTACCCGACGCCGTTCGCCATCTATGACGCCGCCGACACGTTCGAGAAACTGGAAGTGTCGATCGACCCGGACGGCTGGATTGCGCGCACGCAGTCGTTTGCCGCGCAGCGCCGCAAGGACGACACGTTCATCGCCAACTTCTTCGGCACCGCGCAGACGGCGACCAGCATTGCCGGTGGCGGTGTGTCGCCGACCACGGCCGTGCCGTTCCCGTCCACGCAGATCATCTCGGTCAACTGCGGTTCGTCCGGCTTCTCCGGCAACCCGGTGACGGGCACCGGAGGCAGCGCGACCGGCATGAATGTGCCGAAGTTGCGCGGCGCGCGCGAGGTATTCCTGTCGGCCGAAGTTGACCTGGACATGGAAATGCCGAACGTCGCCATGTCCGCGCAGCAGTTGGACAACATGCTGAACCAGGCGCAGGCGATTTCGCTGGACTTTAACGAAACGCCGGTGCTGGTCGACGGCAAGATCACGAAGTTCATGGGCTTCCGCTTCATCCACTCCGAACGCCTGCCCGGCCCGACCATCGCTGCCGGCAGCGACCTTGCCACGACCACGTACCGCGAGAATCCGGCGTGGGTCAAGTCCGGCATGCGCGGCGCCGTGTGGCAGGACATCACGACCGACATCCGCCAGCGTACCGACATCGTCGGCTACCCGTGGCAGGTGTCGATCACCATGATGATCGGTGCGACGCGGCTGCAAGAGCCCAAGTGCATTCAAATCAACTCGGCGGAGAGCTAAGCCATGGCAGCTGCGATCAACAACAACCTCGGCACCCTGCTCACCGGACCCTACGGTGCATACCCGGCTGCCAACTTCAACCCGACCGGCGAGGACCTGTCCTACGTCTACACCAAGATCGCCACCTGCGGAATCCCGGTGGTTGGCACGGACCTGGCTGGTTCGCAATACCGGTTCTGCCGTATCTTCTCGTCTGACATCCCGCAGATCGTGGAGTTCGGTTCCACCGCCCTGACGGCGGGTGCGCTGTCGCTCGGCGTCTGGTATCCCAACGCGGGCGCGCACTACTCGTCCGCGGCAGAGCACCTGTTTGCGACCTCGATCGACTGCTCCAGCGCGGTGGCGCCGGCCAACAAGCGGTTCACCAACCTGGCGCTGACGACCGGCGGTCAGCGGGTTTGGCAGTTGCTCGGCGCATCTAGCGACCCGCTGCAGTGGTATGACCTCGTCGCGGTGTCCACGACCGGCGCCACGGTGGCCGGCACGCTGTACATGCGTTATGAGTTCAGCCGCTAAGGAGTCGTCATGGCGAACCAGACAGCGGGCATCAACATCCAGGACGACAATCCGTACAACGTCACGGTGACGAACAGCGGTACGCTGGTGGGTTCGGACGTGGAACTGGTGTACAACCAGTCCACGGTCTTGACGCGCAACCAGTTGATCCGCTGTATCGAAAACCTGCACGACTTCGTCCTGACCGACTCGTTCACCGGGTTTGGCCCACCGGCCTAAGTTGCCATGGGGCGCCGCCACACGCTTTACGTCAGCACGGACCCGAACAACATCGTCCAGATAGGAACGCCGGGGCAGTCGATTTTCATCGGCAGCCCTGGCCCTACCATCTATGGCGGCAGCGGGACCGATACGAATCCTTCCGGGGTGCTTACTTTTCTTGGTGAGTCCACGGTAACATTCACCCCAGTGACGGTTCCCGTCGTAGTGGAGTTCTGACATGGCCAATGCCAACCTGGATTTCTCCGGTCTGACCGTCACACGAACCTTCACGTTCCCCGACGCGACCGGCACGATTGCGCTGGACAGTGGCTCGACCAACATCATCACGGTTGGAACGATCACGACCGGCACATGGCATGGCACGAAGATCGGGTTGGCCTACGGCGGCACGAACGCCGACCTGTCCGGCACGGGCGGTACGAGCCAAGTCTTGCAGCAATCTACCAGCGGCGCCGCGATCACAGTGGGGCAGTTGGCCTCGACTGACTTGTCCGATGTCGCTTCATTGGCAACTACGACAAATGTTTCTGACGCAGTGGCCAATCTCTATGGCAACCCCGCGCTGGTCACGCTCGATCACACGCTGGGCGGAACATTTACTGCCGGACTTGGTCTTCCATCGGTGATTTTTGTCACATCAGACAATGCCGGAACGATTGCCACGACGACGATCGGCGCTACTGATGGTGATCTGTCCTCCGGATGGGAATTAGTCGTGACGTTCATCGTGGCGTCAACCACCGTGGTGCACGGTGCAAACTTTAGCGCCACGGGTGCACTGGCGTTGCCAACGACGGCCACGGCCGGCCAGTCGTTCCGGTACATCTGGGATAATGTGGCTGTCAAATATAAGCGTTTCGCGTAATATGCCGCAATGGCATCCGACATCGACATCTGCAATCTCGCCCTTATCAAGCTCGGCGCGCAGACGATCCTGTCGCTAACGGCCAACGAGCCGAAGGCGGCCGCACTCAATCGGGCCTACCCCATGCTGCGCGACAAGTTGCAGCGGGTCTACTTCTGGGGATTCAATCTCACCTACGCCGAATTGCCGGCGTCGACAATCGCACCGCTATTTGAGTACACCACGGCATTCCCGCTGCCGCCGGATTGCCTGCGCCTGCGGCTGGTCGACGTATCCAACGGCAGTAGCATCTTCGTCGGCATGCCGGCGGCGAGCCTTGCCGATTATGGCTTTGCGCGGCAGCAGCAGTATCGCGTCGTCAGCGGCACGATCTACACGTCCGTGCCGGCGCCCCTGCGCATCCAGTATTCCCGCCGTGTGATCGATGCCACGCAGTTCGATGTCGCGTTCAACGAGTGCCTGGCCTGCTATATCGCATGGCAACTGTGCGAGCAGTTAACCGGATCGGGGCAGAAGAAGCAGTCGGCCGGGCAGGAATACCAGATGTCGTTGCGCGAGGCGCGCATGACGAACGCGATGGAACTGCCGCCCGAGACGATCCCTGACGACACGTTCATCCAAAGCCGGTTGCAGAGCTAAGCGTGGCCACCTACTCGGCCACCTGGTCGTCCTTCAACGATGGCGAGCTGTCGCCACTGATGGACGGCCGTTTCGACCTGCCGCAGTACATGAAGTCGGGTCGGACGATGCTCAATTTCATCCCGACCGTGCAGGGGCCGATGGTCAAGCGCGGCGGGACGCGATTGATCGGTCAGATCGGCGGCACGCTGCCGAGCCTGCTCATCCCCTTCTCGCGCTCGCGCACCGAATCATATCTCATCGAATTCTACGACTTGACGGCGCGCTTCTACTTCAACGGCGCGCTGGTCGAGTTCGGTGGCGTGCCTTTCACGATCCCAACGCCCTATGCGGGCGCCGACCTGTACAACAGCGACGGCACGCCGGCCCTGACGTTTGCCGAATCGGTCGACCAGCTATACCTGGCGCACCCGAAGTACGCGCCGCAAATCCTGTCGTTTTTCAGCGCATCGAACTGGACCCTGCTGCCGCTCGCCTTCGTCGACGGGCCGTGGCAGGACGGCAACGGCGTGCAGACCACGCGCATGAGCATTGCCGGCGGCGCGGCGGTTGGCGCGCATATTGCTATCACGTCGACGGCGGACGTGTTTTCCGCAGGTATGGTCGGCAGCCTCATCCGTATCCACCAGCAGGATTTTTCGCAACTCAAGGAATGGTATCCGGGCCAGCGCACGACTGGCGGCGGCATTGTCGTCGGCAACCAGGAGCGCAGTGGCACGAACACCTACGAGGTGAAGTCCGTTGCGCCGGGCACCGTCCCCGGTGGCGGCGTACTGGACTGGGTCGAGACGGGCAGCAGCACGCTCATTACCACCGACGGCGACCAGTGGGATGGTCCGCAGGATGTCGTGCCGAATCCGGCGACGGCTAATCACTACTACGGCCGCGGCGTGCAGTGGACGTACAAGGATTGCGGCTATGGGGTGGCGGTCATCACGGCATTTTCCGATGCGCAGCATGTGGCTGCCACCGTGTTGCGGTCATTCCCGGCCGCGTTGACGACCGTTCCAAGCTATCGCTGGGAGCTGGGCGCGTGGTCGACGGCAGCCGGCTGGCCGCGCCTGGTTACGTTCTGGAAGCAGCGGCTGGTGTTTGCCGGCACCGATCGTGTCTGGATGAGCGTGTCGGGCGACTTTGCCAACTTCGCCGACTTGCAGTTCGGGCAGGTGCTGACGGATTCGGCGCTGACCGCGCAGGTATTGAGCGACCAGTTGAACTCGATCAACTGGCTGGCGCCGCAGAAGACGCTGCTGGTCGGCACCACGGGGGGCGAGTTCGTCATCAGCCCGCAGTCGATTTCCGATCCGTTCGGACCGACCAATTTCCAGATCGACCCGTATTCCAACTACGGCGGACGCCAGATCGCGCCGATCCGCGTGCAGACTAGCACGATATTCGTGCAGCAGAACGGCCGCGCGCTGCGCGAGTTCTCGTATGTGTTCACCTCCGATGCCTATCAGTCGACGGATCTGACGCCGTTGGCCGAACACATCACCGAGGGCGGCATCGTCGATATGGCGTGGGCCAAGTTCCCGTACTACGTCGTGTGGTGCGTGCTGGGCAATGGCAATATCGCTGCTTTCACGTTCAATCCCGAACAGGCGGTCAAGTGCTGGCATGAGCATAACCTTGCTGGGGATGCCTTCGTGCATTGTGCCGCCACGGTGCCGAGCGCAGACGGTAGCGTTGACGACCTGTACATGGTCGTCAACCGACCGCTGGCTGATGTCAATTTTTATAATGTGGAAAAAATGGCATTGCCGTTCGATGCGAACGCGCCCGGTGCGCGGCAGCAGGACATGTTCTATGTCGATTGCGGCCTGACGGTCGACAACACGATTTCCGCCACGCTAACACCCGGCAGCGGCGCCACGGTGCAACAAACCACAGGTGTGGCCTTCACCGCCGGGAGTGGCGTTTTTTCCGTTACCGACGTCGGCCGGTACATCGACTACGACTGGGACACGACCGGCGTCAACGGCAAGGGGCTGACCGTGCCAGTGCCCACGCGCGGGCGTGCGCAGATCACGGCAGTAAATTCCGCTACTGACGTGCTGGCTACTATCATCGCGCCGTGGCCAAACCTTGACACTATCGCCAGCGGTGACTGGCGTATGTCGATTACCGTGATCGATTTCCCGCCCGGTGTGTGGGAAACCGGAACCGTGTCGATGCTGCTCGATGGTGCCGCGGCACCGGACCAGACCTACAACGGCGGCCCGATCACGCTGCCCTATCCGGCGTCGGTTGTGCAGATTGGCCTTAAATCCCCGTCCGTGTGGCAGTCGTTCCGCCCCGAAGGCGGCGACCCGACCGGCAGCGCGATGGGCAAGCCGCGGCGCGTTATCCAGGCGTCGGTTCGCGTCAATGACACCCTCGGTGTCGAAATCGGCCGCGACTTGAACCAGATGCAGGTGATCGAGACGCGCCCGGCCGGCGAGCCGGACGACAATCCGCCGCCGCTTTTCAGCGGCAATTTGCCCGATGACCCGACCACGCGCATCACGTTCGACGGCGACTGGGATACCGATGGCAGCGTCATCATTCGCTGCCAGCAGCCGCTTGCTGCTACCATCTGTGCCGTTTCCGTGACCATCGACGAACAACCGGACAATTGACCCGTGGAAATCCGCACGTTCCAGCCGCAGGACTTGTTGGCCATCACGCTGCAGAACGCGCAGATTCGCTTGCACAGTGTCGTGCGGGAGGAAGGCTATGGCGAGGCACTGGCTGCGGTCGGGCAAGCGTTTACGGCCACCAGCCACGGCGATATCATCGCCTGCGTTGGGGTCATCCCGCAGTGGAAGAATTATGCGCGTGCGTGGGCACTGGTTTCTGGTGACGCGCGACGGTGCATGGTGCCTCTCACGCGCGGGATCACGCGCTGGCTGCGATTTCACAACGAAGGCAGGGTCGACACGGCAATCGCTTGCAACTTTCCTGCGGCGATTCGTTGGGCGCATATGCTGGGTTTTCAACGCGAGGGCTTGATGCGCCGATTCGATCCTGACGGCAACGACTGTTACCTTTACGCTCAGGTGGTGTGACATGGCCTTTGTTCCGATCGTCCTGATGGCCGCCTCTGCGGCAGTGGCTGCGGCAGGTGCTATTTCCGCGTCCCATGCGCAGGCGGCGTCGTACAAGTCGCAGGAACAGGCGGCGCGCTACAACGCCACCGTCAACATGACCAACGCCAACACGGCGGCTGGCGCAGCGAGCGCCAATGAACTGGCGCAACGGCGCGTGAACGATCAACGCATGGGCGCCATGCGCGCGCAGGCAGCGGAGGGCGGCGGCGGATTTACCGGCACCAATATCGAAGTGCTGGATCAGTCCGCAAGAAACATGGAGGTGGACGCGCTCAACACGCGCTACCGCGGACAGACGCAAGCCTATGGCATGCTCGCCAACGCGAACCTTGATGAGTATCAGGCCAAGGTGGCCGACATGAATGCCGGTAGCGCGATCACGGCCGGCTACTACGGGGCGGCATCGAGCGCGCTGGGCGCCGCGTCGAATTACTACAACTATCGCAGTTTGAACTACGGCAGTTACGGCGGGATGGGCGGCTGATGCCCAGCCTCGTCTACAACCAGCAAACCGACGTATCTCCGGCATTGGCGTCGCCCGATGCGCAGGGCGCGCATTTCACGCCGGCTGTGGGCGAAGCGGTCGAGCAATTGGGGCATGAAGGATCGCAACTGGCGGCGGACTACAACCGCATCAACTACATGCGCCAGCATGCCAACGATGTCACGACACTCATGAACAATCTCGGCCAGGGGCAAATGGACCTGGAGAAGATTGGCGATGATGTCAAGCAGAAAGTCGGCCCCAGCGGTGTCGGCTACACCGACACGATGATGGAACAGAAGTTCAAGCCGTGGGCACAGCAGGTGTTGGACCAGCAGACCAATCCGCAGGTCAAGCAGATGGCGGCGCGGCAGTTGAAGACGATGGAACTGGCGCTGTTCCACGAATCTCGCAACTGGGAAACCGGCACCACGCGTGCGTGGCGTGTCAGCAGCATCGACGGCCGCATCAATTCGTCGGCATCGCTGGTGAGTCAAGACCCGTCCGTCTACGAACCGATGCTGAACGACACGGTCGACGCGATCAAGAGCATCGCCGGGTTGCATCCGATGGATGCTTTCAACATGGAAATGAAGGCGCGCGGCAGCTTTGCCGAAGCCGCGGCGCTGTCGGACGTGCAACGTGATCCGCGCGGCACGGCGGCGATGCTGATGGGCGAGCAGCCGTTGCCGCAGGGCAGCGTGCAGGGACAGATTGCCGCAGCGGCGGCGTCGGCCGGCATCGACCCGAAGATCGCGCTCGGCATCGTCAGTCGCGAAACCGGCGGCACGTTCTCCCCCACGATCAAGAATGCGGCCGGCAGTTCCGCCTATGGCCTGTTCCAGCAGACCGATGACAACTGGAAACAGTACGCGCCACCCGGCGCCAATCCGTCAGACCCGGCTGCGCAGATTGCTGGCGGCATCCAATACACCCGCGACAACATCGCGGGCTTGAAGAAGACGCTCGGTCGCGATCCGACGCCGGGCGAGATTCTGGCAGCGCACCAGTTCGGCCTTGGCGGCGCGCGTGCGCTGCTCAAGGCGCCGGATGCGATGCCGTTTTCCTCGCTGGTCGCGCAGTACGACCCGAAGAATGCGGCGGCTACCGTGCAGCAGAACGCGCTCGGCGGCATGACCGTGGGCGATGTCAAGGCGTCGATGGACAAGCAGATGGCCTCGCACATGGCGCAGTCGGCCGGCTACGCCAACGCGCCGCCGGAGGGCGAGCCGCCGAACATTGCCGGCATGCCGCCGTACTTTCAAGCGTTGACGCCGCAGGGGCGGCAGGCGCTGCTTGCGCACGCGCAGACGCTGATGCACAAGGACAACAGCGAAGCCAAGATGACGCTGCAGGCGCGCATCCGAGACACGATGAGCGCGTGGCAGAACGGCGAGGACGCCAAGAACCCGCCGTCGCTGCAGGACTACATGGCGCTGTATCCGGCATCGGAAGCCACGCGCATGTACAGCGATCAGGTCGGCTGGCAGCAGTTCGGCGCGGACGTGGGCGCCGGCAAAGGGTTGCCCTACGCCGAACAGCAGGCACTGCTCGATGCGCGGCAGAAGTCGCTGGTTCCTGGCACCGATGGCTATGCCGAGGGCGTGCAGCGGCTGAACCAGTTGAGCCAGGCATTCACGCACATCGACCTGCAGCGCGAACACGACCAGATCAAGACCGCTGCCACGTTGGGCGGCATCAATGTGCAGCAACTGGACTTTTCCTCGCCGCAGGCACTGGTGGGCAAGTTGCAGGTGCGCGCGATACAGGCCGACCAGATCGCCAAACAGTACAACCTGCCTTACAAGCCGTTCCAGAACGACGAGGCGTTGCAACTGGGTCAGATATTGGACAAGGCGCCGGCCCCGCAGGCGCGGCAGTACCTGCAGATCATTTCCCAGCAGATGGACACACCGGACCACTACGCCGCGGCGATGCGGCAACTGGCACCGAATAATCCGGTGACGGCAGTCGCCGGGCAACTGGCGCAGAACTGGGTTCCGGGACAGCCGGATGCCGCCAGCATCATCCTGACCGGCGATCGCATCCTGAATCCCGACAAGGGCGACAAGGCGGCCGAAGGCAAGCACACGAAAATCCCGATGCCGGAGATTGGCGGCAGCAAGGGATTGCGGCAACTGTGGGAAACACAGGTCGGTCAAGCCTACGGATCGAACCAGAAGTCGAGCGAACAGGACTTCAATGCGGCGCTGGCCTACTACGCCGGTCGCATCCCACCGGGCGAGCAGTCCGAAGTGCTGAACCAGAAGGTTTGGGACGAGGCCGTCAACACCGTGGCGCCGCACACGACGTATGCCGGGCGTGACGTGCTGATTCCGCAGGGCAGCGACGTCAATCGTTTCAGCGACTCGGTGGCCGCCATATGGCCGCAGGTGATGGCAGCGCACGGACTAGACCCCAAGGACTATCCCGCCAACGCCTACCCACTGACCTCGTTGCCGGACGGCAGTTATGCCGTGTCCGATGGCACGTCGACCCTGTATGGCAAGGACGGAACGCCGGTTCGATTCAACCTGACGAGCGGTGCCATACAGCCGACGAGCGATCAGGCTGACGTACCCGACCGCATGATGCCGAAGAAGCCGGATTTCCCGAAGATGGCCAGCAAGACCTACCGGCTGAAATAGCGATGCCCCTCGGCCTATTCCCCGAAGAAGATGCGCAGGCCATGGATGCGCTGTATCGCGGCAGCCCGATGGGTCCGCCGCAGCCGCATTGGTATTCGGGCGTGCCCAGCGGCATCGCGTCCGGCATCGGCGAAGGCGCGATGAAGACGTTGGAGCCGCTGGCGCCGACCTTCGACAGTGGCAGTGGCCAAAACATCCTGTTGGGCGCCATGGCGCCGGATATGGCGTTCGATGATCCGCCCAAGCCCATTTCGCCGCAGTTGCGCGAAGACCCGCGCGAGGCGGCGTCGAACCTGACCAAGCAATTTGCGGCAGACCCCGCAACGACAGGGTGGGTGGGTCAGTTGTTGCACAACGTCACAAGTGTTGGACTGCGTTTCGTGGGTGGAACGTTGGTGGGAGGTCCGTTAGCCGGCGCTGCTTTGGCTGGCGGCACGGAAGGATACTCGCGCTATCAGGCGTCGATCCCCGAAATGGACGATCACACAGCCAAGCAGTTGGCCGCCGCAGACGGCCTGATGACCGGCGCGGGCGCCTTTCTGCCGATGGGCGTGGGCGGCAGCACGACGGTCAAGATGCTGTCCGGTGCCACGATCAACCTTGCGGCCGGGGCTGGCAGCCGCGCACTGACGCACACGATCCTGGAAGACGCCGGCTACCCGGCGCAGGCGGCGCAGTACCGCGTCATGGATGGGCAGTCGCTGGCCGCCGATGCCGTGCTGGGCTTGGCGTTCGGCTGGCTGGGGCGCAACCACGGCAATGTGCCGCAAGCGGCGGTTGACGCGGCGCATGTGGCCGAGGACAACGCGCATGTCGAGACGGGCCTGTTTGGCGATATCCCGGTCGACGGGCAGGCGCGCAACGACCACATCCAGAACGTGATCGACGCCACGAAGGCCGAATTGAATGGCGAACCGGTGCCGGCGATGCGCCCGGTCGAAACCGTGCCAAATCCCGCACAGGAAGCCGCCAGAGCGGCTGGCGCACGCGGGGTGGACTCTGCGGTCAACGAACTGCACGACGACCTCACAGGCACGCCTGTTGAGCCGGAGGTGGTTCCGAAGGAAAGGACTGTTCCACTAACAGAAGCATCACCGGAAATACAAAGCGCTGTGCGGCAAAAACAGATACGTGATTTGCAGGCGACTGAAGTCGAACGGGAGTTGTCGGATTCGGAACAAGAGCGCTTAGATACGCTGGCAAAGCAAGAGTCTGATTATCGGGCGGCTAGTAAGCCATCCGGCCTGTCCCGCGCCGCCCGCATCGAGGAAGCCGTCAAGGCCGAAGCCGAACAGACCGCGCGCACGGTAGCCGACGACCCGGAGTTGTCCGAAGCCGTGGCGCAGGCGCAGGAGGTCATGGCGCGCAATCCGGGCAAGCTGTTCGAGCACCCGGAAACCGGTGAAGCGGTCGACCCGAATACGTCGCTGCAGGAATCGCTGCAGGGCATGCGCGATGCGGAAAGCGAAGGCAAGTTGGGCGAAGTGGCTGCGGCTTGTTTCGGGAGAGGGTGATGCGTGACGACTGTATCCGTGCGGTAACCGCAGCGGCCCTGAGAATGGGCAAGACGCTGAACGCGAAGGATTTGCAGCGCATCGAAATGCGTATCGGGAAGGCCAAGCAGATTCTGGCCTCGTCGGACCCCGAATACGCCAAGCTGACGCCGGGCGAACAGATGGCGGCGGCGGCCAAGCAAGCGGCCGAGGACATTGTGTTCGAGAAGAAACGCGCGGCCATCAACGTAGCGCGGCAGATCGTTGCGCACGACATCAACCATCGTTTCATGGAAGCTCAGGCGCCGAAGGAAAACCGCTTCGCCGCACTGCGCCGCATTGCGGTCGTGGATCAGGATCGCGGCGCGAATGTCCGGGCGCAGGAGCAGGTCAGGCAAGGCATTGTCAAGGATTCGCTGCGCCAGTTGCAGCAGGTGGCCGATGTCACCAGCAAGTATTTCGGATTCCTGACCAATCGCGCCGCCGTGCGCGACATGATCCGCGAGGGCATGGGCGAGGACAGCCACAACCCGACTGCCAAGGCTGCATGGAAAGCGTGGGCGGACGTGGCTGAAAACCTGCGCCAGCAGTTCAACGAAGCCGGCGGGGCGATCCGCAAGCTATCCTACGGCTACGTGCCGCAGCGGTGGGACTGGTACAAGGCATCGAAGGTTTCTACGGAAGAATTCATCGGCGACTTCCTTCCGCGCCTGCGCCGCGACGCCTATTTCAACGAGAACGGCTCGCCGATGACGGACGGGCAGTTGCGCGACTTCCTCGCCAAGGCGCACGACTCGATCCGCACCGATGGCGCAAGTGATCTGGAGCCGGGCGAGCAGGGTGAGTCGGCATTGAAGAATCGCCGGCAGGAACGCCGCGTGATCCACCTGAAAGACGGCGATGCGTGGATGGACATGCAGGCCAAGTATGGGCAGGGCAGCATGCTCGAAGCGATGATCGGCCACGTCAATGGCATGGCGCGCGACATCGCGGCGATGAAGACATGGGGACCGAACGCCGACGCCGGGTTCAAGACGATGCTGGACATGGCCGAAAAGGCCGAATCCAAGCGTATGGCACCGGACAAGATCGCAGCCGAACGCTACAAGACGCAGGTTTCCTACGACATCGCCAGCGGCAAGCTGGGGCCGATGGCGAACCCGACGATTGCCCGCATGGCGCAGAATGTGCGCGCACTGATGATGTTCAAACTGGGGTCATCCGCGATCAGCGCGCTGTCCGACGGGGCCAACGTGCGTGCCATCGCGCGGGCGAACAATATCCCGCAAATCAAGGCGTGGTTGCACCAGATGAAAGCGTGGACGAGTTCGGACTATCGCCAGTTCGTGCGCAGCCAGGGTGCGGGCATCGAGGCCACGGTGGGCCACATCAATCGCTTCGCCGAGGAAGTCACGCACGCCGGCATGCCGATGCAGATTGCGACGTCGCTGCTGCGCGTGTTCGGCCTAAATTTCGTCGACGGCGTGCGCCGCACCGGCATGGGCGGCGTGATGATGGAACACTTGGGCAGCCTTGTCGCCAAGCATGAGACGGTGCCGGAAGGAACGGTGATCGCCAGCCGCGGCATCACGAACGATACCTGGCAGATTTGGCGGCAGGCCAAGCTCGAACGCGGCATGCTGACGCCGGACTCCGTCGGGCGCGTCGAAGGGCTGACGCCTTCCATGCGGCGACAGGCGATGCAGGACTTGACCGGTGCGATGGCGTCGGACGTGGACACGGTGGTCCCGATGCCGACCGACCGCACGCGGGCCAAAGTCCAGGCGGCGCTGGGGGCAGCCAACTTCGCCCGCGGCACAGTCGGCGGCGAACTGATGCGCTCGCTGCTGCAGTTCAAGGGCTTCCCGCTGGCGATGTTCGGCAATGCCATGCGGCGCATGGCCGGGATTCCGACACTGAAGGGCAAGGCGTTCTATGCGGCCGAGTTCATCGCGACCGCCAGCATCCTTGGTGCCGTCAGCGTGCAGTTGAAGGAATTGGCCAACGGCAAGAATCCGCAGGACATGACCGACCCCAAGTTCGCCGGCCGCGCGTTCGTGCAGGGCGGCGCGCTGGGGCTATATGGCGACACGCTAAAGGCTGTCGTCGACCCCTACGGCTTTGCCCTCGGCGACCAGTTGGGACCGACCGTCTCGACGATCGAGGATTTCGAGAAGTTGTTCACCAAAGGCAACCGCGGCGCGACCGGGACACAGTTGCTGCGTGGCATGACGCCCGAACCGTTCTATGCCAAGGCGGCGATCGACCACCTGATTTTCCAGCGCATGCAGGATTACTTCAGCCCCGGCTATGGCATGCGGGCACAGCAACGGGCGCAAGCCGACTTCCACAACGGCTTCTATTGGCAGCCTTCCACATCGCGTAACATACCGGCACCGCAGGCACCGAACTTCCGCACGGCCATAGGGAAACGCTGATATGCCGATCTCGACTTCCTACGCACCGATCACCTATGCCGGCGATAATGTCGCCAATGCCTTCGCAGTGGTGTGGCCCTACCAACTGCAGACCGACCTTGTCGTCAGCACGACGGTCGTGGCTACGAGTGTCGTGACGCATCTGGTGCTGGGCACCGACTACACCGTGTCGCCGACGCTCAATTCCCCGGCCGGGACCGGCACGGTGCAGACGACGGTCGCTGTACCTGCCGGCACGGACATCACCATTGCTCGCGCGGTGCCGGTGACGCAGTTGACCGACTGGGTGCCGAACGATCCGAACCTGTCGACCAGCACGATGAACGCGGTCGACAAGCTCACGATGATCGTGCAGGACCAGCAGCAGAACCCGTTCGACCTTTCCGGCACCGCGGCAGACTTCCTGCGTGGCGACAACGTGCTGTCCAACACGCTCGTTGGCGCGCTCGGCGGGTTCACGCTGCCGGCCGACACGACGGCGCTGTTCACGGCAGGCCAGAACGGCGCGGCGGCGATCAAGGTTGTCGGGGGCGCCACGTCACAGTCGGCGTTCGCGTTCGGCGTCAGCGGCAGCGCGAATCCGTGGGACATGCGCTGGGTCTACGATCCGACATTGCCGGCGCTGGGCTGGCAGGCGTATGGCGGCTCAATCCTAGGCACGTTCGACGCCAGCGGCAATCTGTCTATCACCGGCAGTTACACCGGGCACGCCAATGCGTCGTTGATCGACAGTGGCACGTTCAACGTGGCACGATTGGGGACTGGATCAGGCAGCGGTAACGCATTCCTCAATGGACTAGGTCAGTTTACGGTACCTGCAGGCGGCGGTGGTGGGGTCAACACAACGACGACCGGTAGCTTCATGATTGCCGATCTCAATCTGACGCAGACAGTTCCGGTTACGTCTACGTCCGGCATCGCAGTTGGAACGTCTTTGCAGATCAGCGATGGAACACACATCATCAACGGCCATGTCACGAACATCACCAGTCTAAACCTGACCGTCTACACCGACACGATTTTGCTGGGCAGTGCTGGCAACACGATGGCCAGCGGCGCAGCGGTGCAGGGTTCCATCTTCCCCGGCACGAACTCGATCCAGTTGATTGATGCAGCTACGCCGACTTTCCCAGTGGACACGCTGCGATTTGCTGGCAGCGCAGCGCTGTTGTCTGCATCGAGTGGCACAATTGATCTTTGCGTAGAGGCGACCTCTGGATTGATTTCCCTTATTGAGGGGTACGTAACGCCCGGCTCGTTGGCCTACAACACGCATGAGCCGCTGGCTAGTTCTGGAGTCATGGGCGTAGTGAAGGGCGATCCTGCCAGCAAGATTTTACACCCGACTGCAGCCAACCAAATCCTTACCGCGAGCACATTCGTTGGCGGCAATTCCACCAGCGTTGGCTGGACGCTTCTGACGGCCGCGAATGTCACTGCAGGCTCCCTGACGCCGCCGCTGCTGCAGGCGACCAACAGCCCATCGGCCGGACAGGTGCCGACCTACGCCGACAGCACGCATTTCACATGGGCTTCGTCGGTAACAGCCAGCGGCACCACGGCGCAGTTCATCAATGGCGCCGGCACGGCAACGAGCGCGTTACTGGGGCCGATCGACATTGACCTGTCATCCAGTACCAGCTTCCGCATCGGCGTCGCCAACATCTTTGGCGGCGCAGCACCTGTGCAGGCGTACATGGAATCGTTGGTCAGCGGCACGCCGTCGTCGACCATCCCGACGCAGCATGCCGGGCAGTTTGCCATCAATCAGGTCTACACCACGATCGATACGACGACGGCAATCGAATACCTGCAGGTCAACGGTATTGCGCGCGCGACCGCTTTCCGCAGCACCTGCGGGCCGTGGTCGAAGATTTATACGCTGACCAGCGGTGGCGCGGTCACGATCGACTTGGCCAATGGCAACTACCAGGTCATTTCCACGCCGGCATCGGATACGACGATTACGCTCGCCGACACATCGCCGCTGCCGACCGGGCAGCGGTTTGCCAGCGAACTGACGCTGGAAATCGCTGCCCCCGGTACGTGGCTGTACAATTGGCCCGGAACGATCACATGGGCCAACGGCGGCAGCGCGCCGACGTTGAGCCAGACCGGCGTCAACATCATCCGCCTCATCCGTCGGCAGGGGCAGACGCAGTGGATCGGCTATATCGAAAACCCGATCACATCTGCCGCGGGCACCGTGACGTCAATCACGGCCGGCGCCGGGTTGACAGGTGGCACGATCACCACTAGCGGTACGCTTGCGATCGGAACTGGCGCTGTCACCGGCTCGATGATCGCCGCGGCCACAGTGACGAACAGCAATCTTGCCGGCGGCATCCAGCCGACCAAGCTGCAGTTGCCGGGCGGCACCAGCACGTTCCTGCGCGGCGACGGCACATGGGCCGTCCCGCCCAGCAGCGGCGGTGGGCCGACGCTTGCGGCTTCGCAGACGTGGACGGGCGTCAACACGTACACGAACAACACGGTTCATACGGGTGTTCACGATCAGTGGACGGCAACGCCTTCGTCCGGCGTGTCAACGCAGGTCGACATTGGTGTGACCGGGGCTTATCCCGACACATCCAATGCCATCAACATTTCGATGACCAACAGTGATTCCAGCGGAGGTCATTCCAACTGCGCGCTATTGGTACACCAGACCGATAGCGGCACATCGGGCAACGGCGTAGCGCGGTTTATTTCGACTCCACTGGAGAACATCACCAGCGGCTTCGAGATCATGCTCCAGCAGTATGGCAACTATCGCCGTATCAACGGAGGCGACGGTAGCGGCGTGTGGCTCAACTCATGGTCGCCGTGCCATCTGTTTTCTTCAAGCAGCGACAACACCGGAGTCATTCATAGTTTCGGTTCGGGAACTTGCCGTGTTGGCGAAGTTAACTATGGCAATGCGTGGTCGGAATTCGGCTTCATTGACGATCGCCCAAATTCTACCCCTTGGGTTGCCGGCTTGGAGTTTTTCCCGGATTGGCTGCCTGGCGATACCGGGGCCAGCGGGTTCACCAAGTTCCATGCGCAGTGGGCCATTTCTATCGGCTATGCAAATGCAGCCACAGACGGCAGTGTTGGCACGACGCCAAAGAACTGGACTGGAATCTTGTTCGGCGAGGATGGCATCGCTCCCGGCGGCGTAGGCATCAACATGCATGGCGGCAGCGTTTCCACCACGACGACGGGAACGTTTACCGTGGCTGCCGTTGGATCATCGCAGACTGTCCCCGTTACATCGGTCAGCGGCATGGTCGCTTATGTTGCCAACACGACGGCTGGCACGGAGCTGAAAATCACGGACGGGACGCACACCATCAATGGTTACATCAGCAACATTTCCAGCCTGAACCTGACGTTTGTCACGACAGCCATCATTGCCGGGTCTGCGGGCAATACGATGGCTTCCGCAGCCATTGCGACCGCCGGCCCCAACGTGGGTATCAATTTCCAAAACGTGATGAAGACCGGCATCAACTTTGCCGGGTCAGGTGGCGGCGCTCCCACGGCTGGCGGCGGCGGAACTTCTGCAACGTTCACCAGCACCGGGAATGCCGCGATCACGATGGCCGATGACCAGTCGATCAAGCTCGGCAGTATCTGGCTGCGTGGCCATTCCGGCGCGCTGCAATACAGCACCGATGGCGCCAGCTGGTCGAATGTGACGCTGCCATAAATGGCCGACCCGCTGCCCATCCCGTCGCTGTGGACGCAGACGCAGGTCGGGCGCGACCTGACGGCGGCGACCTATCCGCCGGGCGGCACGCTGCTGTTCCCGGCCGGCGCCGGCACCGGTGGGGGTTCCGTCACGTCCGTCGCCCTCGCGCTGCCTGCCAGCGTCTTCTCCGTCAGCGGCAGCCCGGTCACGACCGCTGGCACGTTGACGGGCGCATTTCTGACACAGTCGGCCAATACGGTGTTGGCAGGCCCTACGACGGGCGCAGCGGCCACGCCTGCCTTTCGCGCGCTGGTGGCAGCCGATATACCGGGCCTGACGCCCAACGCGATCACCGCGCTGACCGGCGATGGCACGGCAGCCGGCCCCGGCTCGGCAGCCCTGACACTCGCGACCGTCAACGCCAACGTCGGCAGCTTCACCAACGCCAATATCACGGTCAACGCCAAGGGGTTGATTACTGCGGCGGCAAGCGGCAGCGGCGGCACAGGCACCGTCACATCCGTCGCCCTGACGATGCCTGGCGTCATCTTCAACACATCCGTCACCGGGTCGCCGATCACGACGTCCGGCACGCTGGCGCCGTCACTGGCAACGCAGACAGCGAACACGCTGCTGGCAGGTCCGACGACAGGCTCGGCGGCGACGCCGACGTTTCGCGCGATGGTGGGGGCGGACATCCCTGCAGGTATCGTCGCCAATTCCAACCTCGCCGACATGGCGGCGCACACGGTCAAGGCGAACATTACCGGCAGCGCAGCAGCGCCGGTCGATAGCTCGCTGAGCGCGATTCTGGATGCGGAGATTGGCAGTACGCGCGGCATGCTGCTCCGGCGTGGCGCCAGCCTGTGGCAGGCATTGTCGCTCGGTACAACCGGGCAGGCGGTTGTCAGCAACGGAACGGACGCCTTGTGGGGGACCGTCGGCGGTGGCGCAGGCGGCGCGCTGGTGGCGCTGCCGGGCGTCGTTGCAGGTTCGGCATCAACCACGCTGACTGTGACTGGCTTGGACCTCAATACGGATGGGATGTACCTTTTATTTTTCTCATTCAAAAACGCCAGTGTTGGATCATCATCCAGTCATTCTTTTTATGTGAACTCTGACACGACGCCGGGGCATTATTCTTGCCAGAGACTTGCCGGTTCAGCGTCAACAGCGGCGGCAACATCAAGTTCTATTTCACTATTTTCTATCATGCCAGCGGGGCTGCTATCGGGTGTGTCCGGTTTTGCAATGGTGGTTAAAGACCCGACCGGGGCCGTAAGCTGCTACAGCTTTGGCATGCAGAACCAAGCAGGAACATCTGCTTTTGACGTAAGAATGTGCGGGACTTTATGGACCGCAGGAGGCGCTAATTTGACTCAATTCATCATATCCTCCAGCGTGGCTAACTCCTTTGACACCGGGTCATGGGTTTATCCTTTCAAAGTGGTTCACGCATGAAAGTCAAAGGCCACGGCGTCAACGCTGTCACGGGCGAGTCGTTCGAGACGGAATACGATATCGACGGTGTGCTGTCGGAAGACGAAGCCGCTACCACGCAGGCGATCATCGACTACAACGCAGCCATCAAGGCGCAACTGGCGGCGGCCGACCTTGCCATCGTGCGCGCGCTGGTCGAGGGCGACACGGCGCGATTGCAGGCGCATGCGGCTAGCCAGGCGGCGTTGCGGGCGAAGCTGAAGTAGCCTCGCGCCCCTGTCCTGCCAGTTCGCGGCCTAATGCGGCTTCGAGTTCGTCGGCGCAGTAACGGAGAAAAATCTTTGCCTGCTCAGTAACCGATGGGTCCAAGTTAGCAGCTAACGTGCGCCACTTCTCCACCAGCGCCCGCACCGCCTCACCCTGCGGCGCGCACTGCGCCACGGCGGGGGATGGGGCGGCGGCGAGCATGGCTTTGTAGATCGATCGAGCCTCGTCCTGCGTCGGCCATATGGCGATTTCGCCTGGCGTGCAATCAATTTGACATTCCGGATCGCTTTCAGCCTTTCGCAGCATGTCGTAGGTCGGCTCCCTCGGCACCAGCACGGACTCGCCCTCTGGCGGGATGCCGGGCTGGGGGCGGGTGGCGTCGTATTCGGCGAGCATTTCGCAGCGCGGACAAAACTGATGTTCGTCGGAATAGCGAACCTTGCCGCCTTGGCAATAACACTGCTTGCCTCGGATATATGCGGCCATGCGATCCAGTAGTGGCGTGGTCATGATTTCAATCTTTGGCAGGTTTCGCAAAACGTTGGGCGCTTCCAGAAATGCTCGCCAAACGGCTTACCGAAGTCTTCCACCTTGATGGCCGTCCGCATGGTCTGCGCGCCACAAAGCCCGCGCGTCCAATTTTCAGGATGGCTTAGATGGTAATGCCATACTCCGGCCACACCTTCGGTAACGCACAACTGCTCGATCACGTCCCACCCCCACTGCCTCGGTCATTCCCCTGCGGGGTTTTCGCGCCCTTCCCCTCTGCGCTGCTGGCGATGGGGTTGGATGCGGCGCGTAGTTCTGCGCGAATTTCCATCCACAGTTTGCCGAGCATGTTCTTTCCGTCGCGGTTCGGTCCCCAGCCCCAAAAGTCGTCGCGCCACGAATCTTCGACCAATTCACGCTCACCGGTTGCCAGTAGCTTGCGGCGCACGTATTCGTGCTGTTTGACCTTGGCACGGAGAATGCGACGCATAACGTCGAGTTTCACGTCATCCCAATCAGGGCGCCGGCTGGCTTTGTGAGCCTCCGCAATCTTAAATGCTTGATGGGCAGATTCAGCGTCCTTGATCGCGTAAGCAACACTGTCCGCTTCCTTTGGCAGAATTGGTGACGGCTCGCCCCATGCGGAAAACTTCATCCAGTGATAAGCGTGCTCTGACGTAGGGAAAACCCTGCTGGCGAATTCAAGGTTGAACGCCGAGAAGTTCGACAGCGGATAGAAGTCATGCTCGTAGAACCGCACGCGATCCGGCGTATCGAGGCCGTGGCAGCCATCCTTCCGCATCGTCTCATCATCCCCCTGCGCGGGAACGCTGGTGTGGGTGGGATTCGGCTGCGCGAGGGTGGCGGCGAAGGATTCGAGGCAGCGGCGCATGTCAACACGGTCAGACTCTTCGTAGGTACATTCAGTGCGCCATACATCGCCGCGATACCAATCATGCAATCCACGCTCCACATCCGCATCCGTCACGCGCGTTCCTGCCTGCTGTGCGTGAAACTTCGCATACGCTTCGTCAACAGCAGCGCGGTTCTCGTCGTTGTCGCAAGCAACAGGTTCTGCCTGCTGTGCGCTGGCATGCGTGGCGGCGTCGAGTTCGCGAACATCTGCCGCGGCACACTTGTAGATGAACCAGTACCACTCGCTACTTCTCGCGCCGGGTGAGCAGTGATTACGGCAAAAATATTCAAACTTCTCGCGCAACAAACTCTCGGCGCTCGGCTGCGTTGGTGTCGGCGCATCGGCCAACAGGTTGGGGGCGGGGGTCATGTCATCTCTCCTGTGTCGTCGTTTCCGGTGTAGGCGATGGCCTCACAAATTCTGCAATCTTTTGTAACCCTACCGTTGCATGGTGAATGCAGGCGCAAAGCTATATCCTTCCGCTCAATCGCCTGCCGCAGCCGCGCGTTGTCCTGTTCCGCCTTCTCTTTCGCGTCGAGCAGGGCGAGTAATACCTCGGCAACCGTGAAGTACGCCTGTCCAATAAAACCAGCGCCCCATCGTTCGCAGCCCGCGATATGAATTACTTTTTCAATTGTCGCCCGACTCACATCCACCGTTTGGTCTGCATGCGTCACTGTCCTGGCTCCTTGTCGAAGGTGTTGGCATAGATCGCATCGCACAGCAGCGCATTGCCATCGCCGCGCACGGCATACGTCAGGCGGCACGGCTGATGCGCGGTCACGTTGTAGACGAGGATCGCCGTCGGGGTCGCTGCGAACAGGCGCCCAAACAGGCCTACCAGGATCGCCGCCAGCAGCACGGCAGGAATCAAAATGCGCGGGATGATGCTGCGGCGGATCATGTGCGTCTGGTCTGCAAAAGGAGGGCGGTAAACAGCAGTGAATAATTTTACCTCCATGCGTTCATCGGTGAATGGAACACCGATCGAATAGCGAACCCATCCCTGCTTTACATCAAGGATAATCGCCTTGACCTCCGGCTTGCCGCCCCATGGATCAGGGGCGCTATTTAGTACCCATGTTTCACCAGCAACCGGGCTACGCATGCGTCACCTCCTTCTTCTCCACCGTCTGCGCCGTCGGTTCGACCGGCACGAGCTTCAACACGATCGACGCCGACATGCGGCCACATTTGGCGCAGATGGCACGCGTGCCGGACAACTGCCACAACTGGCTGCCGCAGGGGATGCATTGCCAGACGTTCATCAGAATGCTCCGTCATAGCCGGACGTTTCCTTGCACAGCGCAAGGGCCAGTTCAAAGATACGCCAGCCTTTCGCAATCTGCTCCGGCGTCCACACGACGCTGCTGATGGCGCCCGGATGCGTGCGCGAGACGAAGCTGTTGCCGCATTGCTTGTGGCCAGACAAGTCGTCGGCTCCATCTTTGCCGCCGACTAGACCTAACCCCACCTGATACGCCGCCAGTTGCACGTTCTGGTCATACGCCAGTTTCTTGCCGTCGCTGAAGTCGCCATCCTTGGTCTTCCAGTCATGCACGATCCCGGTCGATGGCGAATGCAGGTCTACCTTGCCGCCGAAGCCGAGCGGATGTGCGAAGGATTTCTCCGCGATCCAGTCGGTGACGCCGGGGTAGAGGCGTTCGATTTCCCGTCGGGCCGCTTGTACGTGTTCGTGATACTTGGCCGGATACTGCCGGTTGTCGAAGTAGCATTCAATCGCATCGTGGATACGCGACCCTTCTTCGGCCGCCGCCTTGGCCTGCGCACGGCTGTCGAGCTTGATGCGCGCGATGTAGGCCGCCTCGGCCTCGCCGTCGATGCGCGGCATCGTGAGCGCGGCCATGATGCCCTGGTCCACCAGCCAATTCGTCAGCGCCGGCTTGGCGACGACATTCATCACGGTTGTGACTGACGGGACCAGCAGCAGCTTGCGCGCATCGCGCAGTGTCGTGCCGCGCCCGTTCGTCATGTACGCAGGATCGCCGTCGCGGGTATACCAGTGACCGGATTCGCCGTCGAAGCTCATGCCTTACCCCTTGCCGCGAGCATGGCATCGGCTTGCTTGTAGGCATCGTTAGCTATTTCCGAAAATGACCATGTGATTTCTTCATTGCACGATACATACCCCTGCATCGCCTTCGCCGCGAAGTAGTCGCGCAGCGTAAGCGCCTCACTTGCTTTTTCTGATCCACTCTGTGTGATACTCATTTGAACATTCCTTGCAGTATGTTTTGATGCCTGATGATCTGCTTCGATCTGCATAAAATGCAGACCTATGCTTTATTGTTTTGCAGCGTGGACACCAGCGATGAAGTTTTGGTAGCTCATAAAACGAATCCTCCGGCATCCCTGCATGCCTCGTGTTGCATGACCGACAAAGAAATCTAACCTTGCCACTTCTGTCGTGCTGCAACGAAATAACCGTTGTTTGTCCATCAGACGCTAGCCAGTTCATTTTTCTTTGGCAGGCTGGGCAACGGAACCTGTCAAGTGAGTCTGCCATTACCTCTAGAGCGTCATAAGGAGGAACAGATTTTCCTGACGACTTTGCTTTGCCCCGCATCTGCTGAAATCTATAGTGCCGAGAACAAAGTAGGATTCGGCCTTGCCGAATAACTGATTTTTTATCACACCAAGCACAAGTAGTCATGCCGGGAATGTACTCCTTGATTACCGCTATGTCAACGCAGGACCGCCGTCGTTGATGTCGTTCATGCCTTTCTCCGTCGTATCGCCACCACATTGTCACGCGGCAGCTTGGGTGTGACCTTGGGCTGCACGCTGGCGCGTTCGTCAAACAGCTGGTCGACGCGCTCGGCGCGCATGCGTTGTTCGGCGCGATGCTGCCCCAGCCGCAGTTCGTAGTTCGCCAGCCGCTGCGCGCGTGTCGGTGGATCGCAGCCGGTCCAGCGCGATGGCGGGAACAGGAATGTCAGTAATCGCTTGAGCATGTCAGACCAACTTCTGCTTGTGCATTTCCTTGAGCACGGTCTTGTAGTCCATCAAGCCATGTGCCCACTTCTGCATCAGCGCGTCTTTCTTCAACTCGTCCGGCGTCGATTCACGCGACGCCCAGCCGCCGCTGGTTTGTTCCCATGTTCTACCGTTGCCGTTTGGCATGTTCATATCCTCGTTAGTGTGGCGCGTCCTTGCGCCCTTGCTCCGCAGATCAGAATGGGATTTCGTCGTCCGGACCACCCTCGGCCAACGCTGCCTCGGCTTCCGCCGTGGCATTAGCCCGCTTGCCAGCCGGTTCCGGTGCCTTGGCAGGCGCACCCGCTTTGGCCTTCGGTGCGCGCAGACGCAGACCGCCGACGATTTCGCCGCCGAACTCGACGTTCTCGTCCACGTACAGCACCATCTGCTTGCCGATCCACGCATCGGTGTCGTCACCGAGCGCCTTGGCGGTGCGCTTGAGGTTGGTCGAGTTCAGGACCATCGGCTTGTCCAGTTCATCGAACTTGACGGTCCATTTCAGGTCTTCGGATTCGTTCTGCTGGCTGACGTCGGCCTGGCTCAGCTTGCGGATCGTGACCAGCATCGGCTGGGGCACGTCGCCTTGCTTGATGTACTTGGACGGGAGCATGTCGGAGATTTTCATGAGTTCAGGTTCCTGTGTGAGTTCGTGTCAAGGCGGTCGCCGGCCGGATCGCT